CAAGTCCACAGCTCTTGCATTTACACCAAACCATATTCTGATTAGGCTTTGCTGTGATAACATCATTGCATAGCTTACATTGTAACTTTCTTTCCATCATTTTCCTCGTACTCCCATGTGCGCCCTTCACAAATCCATTCAATTCCATCGTATTCATGAATATACCAATCAGTTACATCATCAGGTATTTCTACAATCTTTATCTCTCCAGGACAATGGCTAGATTTATCGCCAAGTTTTTCTATCACTTCTATCAGCTTTGGATCATCTCTTTTTATTTGATAATTTTTAATATAATCCTGTGAATATCCTAGCAAACTCAATGCCTCATCAGAAAGCCAGAACCCACCAAACGCGATATTGATAGCTATTTTCATTGATTTTTCCCTATGTAATCTCCCAATGCAGGACTTGAACCTACGACCAATAGCTTAACAGGCTACTGCTCTACCACTGAGCTAATTGGGAATGACTATTTGCATTCCATTAATTTTTCGAATACCATTTTTTCAAACTTTTCAAAATCCTCGGACCTTATCCCTAATGTTACATAGGCAGTGGCAAAAGTCCTTGAGCAAATATCTATCGCTTCTTCTATGGGTATTTCCCATACTTCAGACATAACAGAAGGTGATAGATCTGGATGTGTCATTATATATCTTAAAGCCCAAATTAGTCGACTTTTTCTCTTTTGTTCACTGGTCATCTACTATCTCCAAACGATCTTCTTTTATGCCAAACTCCCGAATAATCTCCATTCGATATTTGCTCCATGCCACATGTTTTTCTGTATACTCATCATATGGAAGATGTACCACGAATTCAGTTTGACTGGGGATATCTTCATCGATTGAGTATGACATAGTACCTCCTGGTTTATGCCTTTGCCATCTCCGGCAAACCAATGGACAAATACAATGCCAATTCGACGACAAAAAAGCAAACCGAACTTTTCTCCTTGATGATTTTGGAAGGACTTGATATGTAGGAAATTTATCAAGTAAAGGGTTTATGATGGTTAAAAGAATAGATCACTCTGGTCAAGTTTTTGGGAAATGGACAGTTTTAGAATATTCATTTACAAAAGAATCTAGGGCTAAATATTACCTTTGTCAGTGTATTTGTGGAGTTAAAAAAAACATAGATATTTCTTCATTGAGACGTAAACTATCTACCAGGTGTAAGGAATGTAGTTTCAATGATAGATTTGATAGAATAGATATATCTAATATGCAATTTGGAAAATGGAAAGTGTTAAATTTCAGTCACAGAAAAAATGATCAGGCATATTGGAAATGTATTTGTAACTGTGGTAATGAAAATTTAATTTCATATAACACATTGACTAGAGGCCGTTCTAAAGGTTGTAAGCATTGTATATTTCGTCGGCCAGAAAGAGGTAGTAAATTATATATGGTTTGGGTGGGAATGCGCCAACGCTGTGAAAATAAAAATAATACAAGAGCATATTTATATCTTGATAAAGGTGTGAAAGTATGTTCTGAATGGCAAGATTTCGAAAATTATAATAAATGGGCTAAAGAAAACGGGTATAAAGAAGGGTTGCAAATTCATCGCAAAGATAATACCAAAAACTATTGTCCTGAAAACTGTGTATTCGTGACAGCCGAAGAACATGGGAAGATAAGCGCTCAAGAAAGATCAGTCAACCGGAAATCCCAGTCAACTGTACGATAATCCAGAATAGTTCACATAATCTTTTTTAGGTTACCTTTTTTTAACGATATTTCTTCCAATAATCAAACTGTCGCCCACCAAGCAACACAGAATTAAACATAGTCCTATGCCCAAAACCCTCATTATGCTATGTAAAAACTAAAATTAAAACTTTTGGTTTATGACTAAAAAACTTACCAGACCTCATAAGAAAGATGGTCCTCCTCCAAAGGAACTTGATGAAGAACTTATTCTGAAGCTTTCATCTATCCTCTGTACCACAGAAGAAATAGCTCAAATTTGTGGTTGTTGTGCGGACGTTCTTGAAAGACGTTATATGCACATTCTTCACCAAGGAAGAGCTGAGGGAAAATCCTCCATACGTCGTGCTCAACATAAACTAGCTATGGAAGGTAATCCAGCAATGCTTATCTGGCTGGGTAAGGTCTATCTTAAGCAAAGAGAGCCAGCTCCTGAGCCAGGCACTGCACAAATCACTGCTATTGATGTAACCCTTCATCCAAAAGCAATCCCTAATGAAACTACAAATTGAATCGGATTACTGTCCTAGATTCTGGCAAGAGAAGTTCATAGCAGGTATAGGGGATAAGTCAAGGGCTTATCTTCTATGGGCTCGTCGTCATGGAAAAGATGTAGCATGCTGGAATTATCTCTGGATGAAAGCCATCAAGAAGCGTGGCTCATATTATTACATTTATCCTAAGCAGAATCAAGCAAGGAAGGCTATCTGGGAGGGCATGACTTCTGCTGGTAAAAGATTCCTTGAATACATACCAAAGGAGTTGTATGCAAAAGATCCGAACAATACTGAGATGCTTATCACGCTTATTAATGGATCTCTTATACGTATTATTGGTTCTGATAATAATGATTCTCTTCGCGGTTCCAATCCTATTGGAGTTGTTCTATCAGAATATGCTTATCATCATCCGAGCACTTGGTCAAGCATTCTCGAACCTATACTCAAAGAAAATAAAGGTTGGGCTCTCTTCAATACTACGCCATTCGGTAGAAACCATGCCTATGACTTATGGCAGTATGCAAGCAATAATTCAGAGACTTGGTACACGGAAAAAGTAACTAACGATGACTCCAAGATGATCTCTTCTGAAGAATTCGAAGAGATGAAGAAACGTGGGGTATCAGAAGAAACAATCCAACAAGAATATTTCTGCAACTTCGATCGTGGCGTTGAAGGTTCTTACTATGGAAGAATTATTTCTCAGTTGCGACTAGATGAGCGGATAAGAGAAGTCCGCAAAGACGACTACGCACAAGTTCATACTGCCTGGGACTTAGGCTTTGGAGATAGCACTTCCATAGTCTGGTTCCAACTTATTCAAGGTGAGATAAGAATCTTAGATTACTATGAGGCAAATGGTGAAACATTACCACACTATATCAACGTTCTTGAAGCTCGAAGGGACAAGTACAAGTACTCTTATGGCTCTCACTACATGCCGCATGATGCAGGAGCAGGATCCCTCAGCAAAGGCCATGGTGGGATCGCTAAATATGCTTATGAACTTGGCGTTAAGCCTATCATTCTCCCACGAGAATCCTTGGATCTTGGAATCGAACGAACCAGAAAATATTTGCCTCGATGTTTTATAGATGCGCAGAAGTGTGAGTATGCAATCAAGTGCTTGGAAGGATACAGAAAGACATTCAATGAAAAAGCTCAATGCTATAGTGACACTCCACTTCACGATTACACGAGCCATTGTGCTGACAGTTTTAGGTACCTCTTCCAAGCTGTTGAAAACTACCAAGACGGAACAAACTATTCTTTGGAAAAACACAGAGAGCTTAAACGTAAATTTGGCAGAGACGATGGTCAAGCGCCAAAGAATAATCAAACATATCTAGGTAACTGATGACGTGCTGCATTTGTCAAATTCCTATCAACAAAAGCTGGAATAGAAATCACTGCATCCAATGCTACTACAAAAAGAAATTGCTCAAGCAAAAAAAGAAGCAAGATGAGATCAAAAGAAAGAAACCTGAAAAAAATATTATATGTTACACCTGTCAAAGACCTTTCACTAGCAAGTATAAAGTAGAGAAATTCTGCTCCACTGAATGTAGAATCAATCTCTCCAACCGTAAAGCCAATGAGCAGTGGGCAAAAGAAACTACTCCAGTTAGAAAAGAAAAATCTGAAAAGTCATTGATCCAAAAGGAAAGAAAAACTAGTTTCAACAAGTTTCCAGTAAATTTACCCAGAGAAACTTACAAAGAGGACTAGATGAGTTCTGAATTTCAAGTAAAGGAAAGTTATGTTCAATCAGAAAGAGAACATGTATGTTATCTCAGCTATACAGAGTATCAAGATGTATTCCTATCTCAAGAATACCCAGTTTCAGTCTTTCATGAGCTGGGCATTTGGTGATTTTTGGGAAAGTGCAAAGTTGACTGAGCTTCCCTCTTTATGGAATAGTCATCATGAATTACTACCGAAAATCCATTCTCCCAAGACTATGCTAGATACTTTACTTCCGATGGTAGATTGGTATATTCAAGTAAACAAGATTCAAGAATAAAAAAGGGGCCCCATGGAGAAGGCCCCAACCCATTGTCATGGGAAAATAAACTATAACTCGAAGGTTATAGCTTTCGCGTGACGAGCGCGGGATATAATTCTTTCATATCATAATAAAATATATCGTGCCACAAATTAAATTTTTTAGTTAGGGTGTGGATTTAATCATAGGTCACACTCATGACATTTTCTGATCTATCGCCCTACTATTCTGACGACGGTATGGATATAAAGCGTCGCATGGAGCAGAGTTATCGTGAAGGGATTACTCTCACTCAGCAATACTGGAATGAAGCCGATATAGATATGCGTTTTCATGCTGGAGATCAGACTCTATGGAACCAAATCTATGGTCAGTTAATTCCTATTACTAGACGTCAATTCTCATTCAATAGAATCCGACGTATTGTCAATATGCCAGTTGGTTATCAAAGAAGAAACCGTAAGACTAGTATAGTAACTCCTGTTCATAATGCTGATCAGCAAGGTGCGGATGATAATTCAGGTGTGCTTCAGTGGGTAAACAACACAAACAATTTCTATAATACCCTTTCAGATTCTTTTGAAGGTGCCTGCATAAGTGGAATGAATCTTCTTTCCTTCTGGGTAGATTATCGAGAAGATCCCATAAATGGTGAAATCAAATGCGACAACATCTCCTATAATGGAGCTATGATTGATCCCACTTT